TTTAACTATAATTTTTATCTTATCAAGTAAGTCTTTTATATCTGTAGCAACGAGAGTTTTTTCAACTGTTCTATCATATTCATCAGGATACTTAATTTTTTTCAAATCCTTTTTATCTTTACTAACTCTCATAGAAATAATATAATGCCCATCACTTGTTAGCCCTACATCAAAATTACCATCTATGTACATAGTATCTCCTTATTCAAACCCAAATCTCTTAGCATAAGAATTAGGTGTGTCCATATTAGCCCCTAACCTTTCTCTTTGTAGAGATTTATAGTCTTTAGGTAAGCCAAATGCTTCATCAAATTTATTGAGTAATAGCTGTGCTTTACCTGTATCCTGAGCATCTATATCTTGGGTTAAAAGAGCCTGCCCTGCTACATAATACCTTAAATCAAGATGATACTGAGCGGGTATATCAAACTCAGCTGGTGAAGTATTAGGGGGGTAGATAGATGCTATCACCTTAATATGATAAATACCATCAGGAGTTGGGTGTATTCTAATAGTGTTATTATCCACAAACTCATACTGATACGGCAAACCCTCTACATCAGATAAAGCTATACCTTTACCAAGATTATATTTAAATACCTCTACATTTATTCCACCAGTTGAATAAGTGAGTTTCATTGGTCTAATAATATCATTAGACATCTGATACTCAGCCTGCCCTTTAACTGTATCAAAAGAATAATCTGTGCTGTTTATCAATAAATCAGCTCTGATACAAGCTTGCCTCTCAGCTTCTTTAGCTAAGAGGGCAAGTGTATCATCAGACCAAAGATATGGTTCGACAGTATCATCAAGTAGATTTTCTCTTACAAAATCCACCAGGTCTTGCACATACATTATCTAATCACTTTGGCTCTATTTTTAACTTTGTCTTTAGAAGTCGCTTCCCTAACACGCCTTACTGCAAATCTTGGCACTTTGTATTCAGTAGGTTCACCCTTTTCATTATACTTATACTTAGTGTAAATTGCCTGCTCAAGAGCATTTACAACACTTTCAGGTGCAACTACTTCGTGTCCTCTTGCAATAAGATAGGTATTACCATTTATACCTACAAAAACATCATCATTTCCTTCAATACCAACCTGCTCATCTATAACAAAAACTATATCTTTTTCTTTTACAGGGGTAGTTTTCACTACATCTTTAGCTGTCTCAGCCATATTTCCTCCTCATAAGTTAAAATAAAAAGGGGCATAAAGCCCCCTCATTTATAGTTCAGTTGCGGCTACCTCAGCTACAGCCATCCAAGCATCATTCAGTATGATTGCTGTGGAGTATGTTTTCCAACCCATAGAACCTCTCTGTCCCAGAGGGTCAGATTTAGAAGGTGTAGGATTGATAACTGTTGGTGTAATAGCATTAGCACCCTTAAGAGCAACTGTTCCAGCGGCATTTTTACCCAATATCAATAGAGGATAAACATCTGCATTAGCACCTGATGTAGAAACCATTGTACTTGTAGCTCCACCAGCATCAGGGTAAGGAACAAAGATATTAGAGAGAATAAATCTCACATATCCAACAGAACCTATCTCACCCTCAAGTGGCTGAGTATTACCGTAGTCTTTTACATCTATGAAACCAGGCAAGGCTCTAATATCATTCTCAAGGTCAGTATGACCAATAGCAATATAAGCTGGCAAAATAGCCTGAGTTCCATAAGCTGGAGTTGATTTAACAATAGTCGTAATCATCTGAGCATTCTGTCTCTTTAGACCCCTAACTATCTTTTTAAGCATTCCAGCATTTATAGGTGTATTGACTGCTGACCTTGCTGCACCATTTGAGTAGTACTTATTTGTTCCTGCTGTAAGAATACCCCATCTAACTGTCTCAATAGTCTGAGCGGCATTCTCACCAAGTATCTGAACACCCTCCTGAATAACAGGGTCTTCGTGAGTATCAGCAACAACATCAGTAATCTCAATCAAGTTACCATACTGCTCAAGAGTAGCTGTAACATCTGTCTTTGTCATTTTCATAGATGGAGGTGTTACACCCTCAGTTAGAGCTGTTGTTGCCAATGGTAGAGAGTTATATCTCCTGAATATAATAGACTTAGTTTCATTTCTCGGAATAGTCTTTGCCTGTAGGAATTTCTCAAGTGTAAGTAGAGGTAAACCTCTTGTCAAAAGTTCTTTTGCAACATAAGCCGCCGTTCTTGGGCTAATATCTCCATAAGTAGTTGTAGCCATAATTAGTCTCCTTCTTTAATCGCCTCATAGAAAGCCTGCTCAAAATCGTCCATATCTACAGGTGGTTTAGAGCTTGGTGCTTTAGACTTAGTAGTTGGAGCAACTTTGGGCTTTTTCTTAGGTGCTGGCTGACTTTCCTGAGGTGTTTTTATTCCTGTTTTTAGTTTAAAATCATTTAACAATTCAATCATATCCTCAGCCGAGCCATTTTCAAGGATTTCAGAATATGCTTTCTTTAAAGTCTTTGGCTGGCTGTCTATCCAATCCTTTAGCTCCTGCGACTGTATTAGAGTAGGATAATCTGGATGCTGAGACTTAACAGCCTCATCTTTTTCTTTAGCAGTTATCTGCGTTACAGATGAAGCTATTGGCTGATACTTCTGGTCTATCTGCTGTAATAGAGTTTGAAAAGCTTGGCTCATTGCCTGTGTATATCTTTCCATTACAGCTTTAAGACTTCCTTCTAATACAGAATGTATCTCAGGAAATTCTTCAGCAAATCCTTTAATATCCTCATTAGAGTTAAGAGCTTCAGTTACCCAAGAAGTATCTACTTCCTGCTGAGCAGGGGGTTCTTCCTTCTGAGTAGGTGCTGGTTCTTCTACCTTGTCAGTTACATCTGGCTTTTCTGTTTGTGATGTACTCTGCAACTCCTCTATTTTTTGTTTCTGAGAGCGATACATACCCTGTAGGGTTTTGTATCTCTGCAAAATAAGTGCAGGGTCTTCAATATCTTCATCACCATCAGCCAAATTTTCTTCTACATCTTCTGTTTCACCAGACTCGGTAGGCTGTTCGGAAGAATCAGTTTCATCGGGTGTAGTGTTATTCTCCTCTTCCGAATTTTCTTCTGCTGTTTCTGTGTTGTCATCTGTAGTATTTTCTTCTTTCTCTTCTTGGTCATTATCACCTCCAGCCTCATCAGCTTGGATGGCTTCATTAAAAAGGTCTTCAATAGTCTCTGACATTTAAACTCCTCCTACCGACCAGTAACTGGTTCGGTAATTCTTTTTAGTAATTTACGATATGCACGAATACTACCCTGAGTGAAATTGATTTCACTTGGTGTAGCATTCTCTAAAATATCCCTATCAACTTCTATATACAGCTCCAAAAGTTTAACAAGTGAGTTCACTACTTCACTACTTCTGATGCGAGAAAGGAGCTCGCCTTCTTGGGTTTTCACTTAACATTACCTCCTTTCTGTATTTTGTCAAGTGTATCTTGAGATTTCGCCAACATATGTGTTGCTTTAGACTTAGTATATTCTATCTCTGCCGCCTCTTTTTCCTTAGCTAACTGCATTGCTTCTTGGTCTTGCTGTGATGCTATAATCTTATCTACTTCTTCCTGACTTCTTACTATATCATTGTAAGGTAGATTGAGTAGCTTAATTTCGTGTTTATATAATGCCAACTTATTTATATAAATCTCATCTTCTGGTCTAATAGAATTATTAAACTGTCCAAGAGCTTGTAGCATAGCTTCTTTATAAACCTGCGTCTCATACCCAAATCCTTTGGCTGTATATGCCAAACTAAATGCTCTCTGATGCCCGTCATTATAATCTCTATTCCACTTAATAAGCTGAACAAGTATTTTAAGATTTTCTTTTTCAAAACCTCTAACTATATCAGCAATAGATAAATTAGTATTATTATTAAGCTGGTTCATTCCTGTTGCTGTTGTTCTTGAGGGGATACCCTCTGTGCTACCCCAAACAAAAGCTGGCAGATTACTTTCTTCATCACCAAATCTTTTAAACAATTCTATTATCTGTAAATATTCTTGTATATGGCTATCAAAAGATAAAGACCTAACAGCAGGATATTGAGCCTCAGCCCCTCTACCTGTCCTATACCATATTTTTCTTGGGTGATAAGTAGTTACATCTTGCTCTGGTGATAAGAGGTCTAAATTAACCTCTAACTGAGGGCTTACTACAGTAGTAGAGTTATCAATAGTCATTCTTGCCGCACCACATATAGTAAGCTGTGTTCCTCTTAGAATAGAGGGTAACCCCTCGCCAAATATTGAGCTATCATCTTTTTCATAATAATAAAAATGATACATTGAATGGGGGTCAGCTACATCTGCCACATCTAAGTAAATTATATTATTACCTAATACCCACGCATTTACCATATAGCTTTCTT